GGCATGGTGTCACGTCCCCGGCACGGATTGTCCCTCTGCGCAGGCGGCGGAGGCCTTGATCTGGGCCTCATGCTCGCCGAACCCGGCTATCACACCCGCGCCTTTGTTGAATGGGAGGACTGGCCCCACGCCGTCCTCGTCGCCGCCCAGCGCGCCGGGTACTTCGCCCCTGCCCCGATCTGGGATGATCTGCGCAGCTTCGATGCCCGGGTCTTCTGCAGTGCCTTCGACATCGTCCTCGCCGGATATCCCTGCCAACCGTTCAGTGCTGCGGGCAAACGCGGTGGCTCCGGTGATCTTCGCCACCTCTGGCCCGATGTCGCCCGTGTCATCGGAGAATGCCGCCCCGAATGGGTATTCCTCGAAAACGTCGCAGGTCACGTCACCCTCGGCCTTGAAGCCGTCCTGCGAGAGCTTTGGGGCTTGGGCTACACGCCTGCGGCGGGCCTGTTCTCGGCGGCAGAAGTCGGCGCGCCGCACCAGCGGTTGCGCATCTTCATCCTGGCCCACACCGATGAGCCTGCATCCCGGCACCGCCAGCTACAACCCGGCGGGGAACAGCGACTTCACCCGGAAGGCCGAAGCGCTGGCGCTGGGCATCACCTGCAGCTGGTCGACGCCCAAGGCCACCGATGGTGCGAAGGGTGGGCCGGGCCAGAGCTATGGCTCAGGCGGGGTGCCGCCCCTGCCAGCGCAGGCCGCGCAGTGGCCGACCCCAGCCGCCCAGAACTGGAAAGGCAGTTCGGAGGCCAGCATCACCCGGGCCGATGGCAAATCCCGGATGGACATCCTGCACTACCGAGCGGAGCAGGGCTTCACCCGCCCGGCCCCGGAGACCGCGACGCCTGGCGTGTGGTCTTGGCCACACGCCACGATCTCGCGCCCGCTTTGGGCTTCGATGATTGCCTCGCATGGGCGCGCCGTCTCGCGGCGGATCCTGAAGGGCCGGTCGCGGCGGCGGCTGAATCCGCTCTTCGTCGGATGGCTGATGGGCTGGCCCATCGGTCACGCGCTTTGCGCCTGCTCGGCAACGGAGTTCACCCTCTGGCAGCAGCACATGCGTGGCGCACTCTCGCAGCTGCCCATGGCCTCGGGTCCGTGGATCTGGAGGCCATCGGACCAGGCCAAGCGCCCGGTGCAGATGGATTTCCTTGAAGCACTGCAACCATGAGCGTTCAGGGACGGATCGGGCGCGCGGGCGGTATGAAGATCAAGCGCGCGCTGGGCGTGCAGGCGGCGCTGGAATGGGCGTTCCGCGTGGAACAAGCGCAGCTGGAACTGCCGCCGCCAAAGGACGTGACCGAGGAAGGCTTCGGCTTTGGCCTGGAATACGTCCTGCTGCAACGCGCTGCGCTGGGATGCAAGGTCGACGGCGGCCAGCACAAGATGGGCAGTTACACCCACCCGGATGCCGAGGTGATCGCAGCTACCGTTGCCGGAATCCCCGACAGCCGCGGCGGCATCCGCATGGCCATCCGCGTGGCCGAACTGGCAAGGGCCGGTCTGACGCCCGACTGGATGCCGGGCGCTGTGCCGCGCTGCGTACCGGTCGAAACCAAACAGAACCAACATGGCGAACGCTCTGCCACCATCGTGGTGGGCACCGTGCGCATACGTGTTCAAGGCCCAACTGCACGCGGCACATGGAAAACCATAGACATCCTCGCTTGCCCGGTCACCTGGCGGCCCCACCCGGAGCAGATCGCATCCGCCCGACGCGGCTACGAAGAATGGTGGCTCGCGATGGACTGGGTCCGGGACGGGCTGATTGCGGGTGGCATGCTGCGGGAGGTCGAGGTGACGGCGGCAATGCCAAAGGTGCGGCCGTGGCTGGCGCGAAGCAGCCCCGCGTTGTAAGCATAGGCCAAACATTGCAATTTTTGCCTGCCCCTAATGGGCCAGCTGCGCAAACTTGCCAAAAACCAAGTCGGGACGTGCGGAATGACCGAAGAGCAAAAGAAGAAACTTGAACAGAAACTTTGGGATATTGCCAACACCCTGCGCGGCAAGATGAACGCCGACGAATTTCGCGATTACATCCTCGGGTTCATCTTCTTCAAATACCTGTCAGAGCGCATGCACCTTTATGCCAACGATGTGCTCAAGCAGGACGGCATGGACTATCTGGCCGTCAATGAAGCAAGCGCGGACGGCCAGGCAATTCTTGACGCCGTCAGCGAAGCGTCCGTCGACGCGCTGGGCTACTTCCTTCGCCCATCCGAGCTGTTCAGCCAGATCGCCAAACGCGGATCCAAGCCCGGGCAGTTTATCCTGGCCGACCTGACCAAGATCCTGAACAACATCCGACGTTCAACCATGGGCACGGAGTCAGAGGATGATTTCGACAACCTGTTTGAAGACCTCGACCTGACGTCCACCAAACTCGGCCGCACCGAAGAGGCGAAGAATACCCTGATCGCGCGCGTCCTGACGCATCTGGACGAGATCGATTTCCAGCTGGATCAGGCCGACAGCGATGTTCTTGGCGACGCCTATGAATACCTGATCGGACAGTTTGCCAGCGGCGCGGGCAAGAAGGCGGGCGAGTTTTATACCCCGCAGCAGGTCTCCACCATCCTTGCCCGCATCGTGACCACTGGTAAGACACGGCTGAAATCCGTCTATGACCCGGCTTGTGGGTCTGGCTCCCTGTTGCTTCGCGTGGCCAAGGAGGCGGACGTATCCGAGTTCTTCGGGCAGGAGATGAACCGCACGACCTACAACCTTGCGCGCATGAACATGATCCTCCACGGCGTGCATTACCGGAATTTCGACCTGAAGCAGGAAGACACGCTGGAACACCCCCAGCATGACGGCATGCGGTTTGAGGCGGTGGTGGCCAACCCGCCGTTCAGCGCCAATTGGTCGTCAAACCCCCTGCTGCTTTCGGATGACCGGTTCAGCCAGTATGGCAAGCTGGCCCCGGCATCGAAGGCTGACTTCGCCTTTGTCCAGCACATGCTGCATCACTTGGACGACAACGGCACCATGGCCGTGATCCTGCCCCACGGCGCGCTGTTCCGAGGCGGGGCCGAAGGGCACATCCGCCAATACCTGATCAAGGATCGCAACTGGCTGGATGCAGTCATCGGTCTGCCTGCCAACATCTTTTACGGCACTGGCATTCCAACCTGCATCCTGGTCTTCAAGAAATGTCGCGAAACTGAGGATGTTCTGTTTGTCGATGCCTCGACCTGCTTCGAAAAAGCGACGAACCAGAACTTCCTGCGTGCCGCAGACGTTGACCGCATCGTGGGCACCTTCCGCAGCCGTGCTGAGGTCGAACGCTTCAGCCATCGTGCGACCTTGGCCGAAATTACCGAGAACGACTTCAATCTGAACATCCCCCGCTATGTGGATACTTTCGAGGCTGAGGCGGAGATTGATCTGGCTGCGGTCGCGGCAGAGGCCCGTGCAATCGAAGGAAGCATGGCTGCGCTCGACAAGTCTATCCGCGACTTCTGTGCCGAGTTGGGGCTGGAGGCGCCAGTATGATCCCTGCCGCCCCAAAACTTCGGTTTTCCGAGTTCAAAGATCCTTGGAAGCCGGGACATGCTGGCGACGCGTTCAAGAACAGCCGTGCAAAGGGCGCTGCTGGCCTTCCCATTTATTCGGTGACGATGGATCGCGGGCTTGTGCGGCGCGACAGCATGGAAAGGCAGATGGCGGCTGATGCAGCCGACAACCAAAATTTGCGGGCGCAGCGCGGCGATGTCGTCTACAACATGATGCGCATGTGGCAGGGGGCCGTGGGGCTTGCCCCTGAGGAGTGCATGGTCAGCCCGGCTTATGTCGTCCTGTCCCCGAAGAAGCACACATCGCCCCAGTTCTTCGACCAGTGGTTCAAGGGCAAGCGGATGCTTTATCTCCTGGGTGCCTATTCTCACGGGATCACCAGCGACCGTCTGCGGCTTTATGCCGATGACTTTGCTCGCATTCCCCTGCATCTGCCCTCACTTCCTGAACAGCAGAAAATCGCGGCGTTTCTTGGTGTGGTGGATGCCAAGCTTGCGGCGCTCGCGACCAAGCAGGCGGCGCTGGGGCAGTTCAAGGCTGGGCTGATGCAAAAGCTGTTCAGTCAGCAGATCCGGTTTAAGCGGGATGACGGGACAAACTTTCCGGATTGGGAGGAGAAGGAGCTACGCGTTGTTTCGATCATCAATCCAAAATCGCCAGAGCTGCCAGAACGATTTCGGTACATCGACTTGGAAAGCGTAAACGCTGGCATCCTTGGCGCTGTAAGCGAAATCGTCGCAACCGAGGCCCCGAGCCGGGCACAGCGGGTTTTGCAGCGCGGCGACATTCTCTTTCAGATGGTTCGCCCTTATCAGCGCAATAACCTCTATTTTGACCTCGCCGGGGTATATGTCGGTTCAACCGGCTATGCGCAGATCAGGGCAAAGCAAAACCGGCACTACCTTTTCCAAGTTCTTCACACCGACGAATTCGTCAATCGTGTTCTCGAACGATGCACCGGAACGGGCTATCCTGCAATCAACTCAAATGACCTCGGCAAGGTGGCAATTCCGTTCCCCCACGCAGATGAACAACAGAAGATCGCCGACGCCCTTTCCTCGATGGACACCAAGATTCAGGCGGTGGCCGATCAGGTCGCCAAACTCCAGACCTTCAAAAAGGGTCTGTTGCAGCAGATGTTCGTGTAGGGGGTGGGTATGACCGGCGAAGTGATCCTGTATCAGACCGAAGACGGGGCCGCGCAGATCAGCCTGCGGGCGATGGACGGCACAGTCTGGTTGACCCAAGCGGAAATGGCCGCTCTCTTCGACACGGCGCCCCAGGCCATCACGCAGTTGATAAAGACCATCTACGCCGACGGGGAACTGACCGCCGAGGCAACTTGTAAGGAACTCTTACAAGTTCGATTGGAGGGGGCAAGGCAGGTCGAACGCAAGCTGAAATCCTACAGCCTGCCCATGATCATGGCCGTGGGGTTTCGCGTCCGCTCGCCGCGCGGGGTTCAGTTTCGGCGCTGGGCGGGCACTGTCTTGCAGGAATATCTGGTCAAGGGCTTTGCGATGGACGACGCAAAGCTGAAGGCGGCAGAACAGTGGGACTATTTCGACGAGTGGCTGGCGCGCATCCGCGACATCCGCGCCTCGGAAAAGCGGTTTTACCAGAAGGTGAAGGATCTGTTCACCACAGCCGTGGACTATGACAAGGGTTCGGACGCGGCTCAGCTGTTCTTCCAGAAGGTGCAGAACAAGATGCTCTGGGCCGTGACCGGCCAGACAGCGGCCGAAATCATCGCCGCCCGCGCCAATCCTGCCGCGCAGAACATGGGCCTGACCAGCTGGAAAGGCGGCATCGTGCGCAAGGGCGATGTCGGCACCAGCAAGAACTACCTCAGCGCCGAGGAGGTGGACGAGCTGAACCGCATCGTCACCATGTATCTGGATTTCGCCGAAGATCAGGCCCGCCGCCGCGCGCCAGTGACGATGGCTATTTGGGCTGAAAAGCTGGACGCCTTCCTGAAGTTCAACGACCGCGAAGTGCTGACCCACGCGGGCAAACTGCGCATGGACGTCGCGCAGCAACTGGCCGCAGATCGTTTCGCGGTCTTCGATGCCGCCCGAAAGCAGGCCGATGCGGTGCAGGCCGATACCGATGACCTTGCCGCAATCGAGGCGCTGGCCAAGGATTTGTCCCGCGACCGGGGCAAGACATGAGCATCCAGTCTGAGGCACAGCTGGAATCCGGTCTGGTCAAACGCCTGCACAGCCTCGGCTGGGAACCTGTCACGATCACCGACGGCGCAGGGCTTCGTGCAAACCTGAAGGCACAGTTGGAGGCACATAACGGCGTCAACCTGTCGGATGCCGAATTCACCCGTCTGCTGAACCACCTCGACAAGGGCAACGTCTTTGATAAAGCAAAGATCCTGCGCGACCGCATGGCCCTGCCCCGTGACGATGGCACAACCGCCTATATCCAGTTCCTGAACACCGAAGAGTGGTGTCGCAACCGGTATCAGGTCACGTCGCAAGTCACGCAAGCAGGCAGCTACAAAAACCGCTATGACGTGACGCTGTTGATCAACGGCCTGCCGCTGATCCAAGTGGAACTGAAGCGCCGCGGCATGGAGCTGAAGGAGGCCTTCAACCAGGTCAACCGCTACCAGCGCCATTCCTATTGGTCGGACCACGGGCTGTTTCAGTATGTGCAGCTGTTCGTCATCTCGAACGGCGTGAACACCAAGTACTATGCCAACAACCGCGACCAGGATTTCAACCAGACCTTCTTCTGGGCCGATGCGGAAAACAAGCTGATCACCCAGCTTGACGCCTTTGCAGACGCCTTCCTCGAGAAGTGCCATGCGTCAAAGATGATCAGCAAATACATCGTCCTGCACGAGAGCAATAAGGTGCTGATGGTGCTGCGGCCCTATCAGTATTTTGCGGTCGAGGCGATTGTCGAGCGGGTGAAGGCCGGGCGGAAGAATGGCTACATCTGGCACACGACCGGCTCCGGCAAGACGCTGACCAGCTTCAAGGCTGCGCAGGTGCTGATCGAAAACCCCAAGGTGCATAAGGTCGTCTTCGTCGTCGACCGCAGCGACCTCGACTATCAGACCACCAAGGAATTCAACCATTTCAGTGATGGTTCGGTCGATGGCACGGATAACACCCGTGCGCTGGTCAAGCAGCTGGCAGGCGACCACAAGCTGATCGTCACGACGATCCAGAAGCTGAACACGGCCATTTCCCGCGACAAGTTCGAAGGCCCGCTGCAGGCGGTAAAGGACGAGCGGGTGGTGTTCATCTTTGACGAATGCCATCGCTCGCAGTTCGGCGAAACCCACAAGCGCATCGTGGCCTTCTTCAGCCGCGCGCAGATGTTCGGCTTCACCGGCACGCCGATCTTTGCCGAAAACGCGATGGCCAAGCGTACGACCAAGGATCTGTTCGGCGAGTGCCTGCACAAATACGTCATCACCGACGCGATCAGCGATGAGAATGTTCTGCGGTTTTCGGTCGAGTATTGGGGGAAGCTGAAGCGCAAGGATGGCAGCCTGATAGACGAAGAGGTCGCAGGCATCAACATCAAGGAATTCTTCGACCATCCTGACCGGATCAATGGCGTGGTGGACTGGATCATTCAGAACCACGATCGCAAGACCCATAGCCGCCAATTCAGCGCGATGCTCTGCGTCAGTTCCGTCGACGCGCTGATCACCTATTACGAAGCCCTCAAGCGGCGCCGCGACGCGGGCGAGCACGATCTGCGCGTGGCCACGATCTTCACCTATACCGCCAATGAGGAAGATGCCGACGCCGATGGTCTGATCGGCGATCCAGATTTCAACATCGGCGTGGAAAAGCCGGTCAACGTGCACACCCGCGAAAAGCTGGATAGGTTCATCGCCGACTACAACGCGATGTACCAGACCGCCTATTCAACGAAGGACAGCCACAGCTTTTACAACTATTACAAGGACATCGCCAAGCGGATGAAGGAGCGCGAGAGGCGCGACTTTCAGGACAAGGACCGCGTCGACATCCTTCTGGTGGTCAACATGTTCCTGACCGGCTTCGATGCGAAGAAACTGAACACTCTCTACGTCGACAAGAACCTGCGGTACCACGGGCTGATCCAGGCGTTTTCGCGCACCAACCGCGTCCTCGGCCAGGTCAAATCCCAAGGCAACATCGTCTGCTTCCGGAACCTGAAGACCAAGACGGACGAGGCGATCACGCTGTTTTCCAACAAGGATGCCATCGAAACCGTCTTGATGGCCCCCTACGAGGAATATGTCGCACAGTTCAACGCGGCCGTCGCCAAGCTGCTGGAAATCGCACCGAACGTGGACAGCGTGAACGATCTGCAAACCGAGGGCGAAATGCTGGCCTTCGTGCAGGCGTTCCGCGAGTTGATCCGCGTCCGCAACGTGCTGGGCAGCTTCACGCAGTTCAGCTCCGACGACCTGACCCTCGATCCGCAGAAGTTCGAGGATTACAAAAGCAAATACCTCGACATCTATGACCGGACAAAGCGGGCCAAGGAGTCGGAGGCCGTGTCGATCATCGACGAGGTCGATTTCGAACTGGAGCTGATCCAGCGCGATGAGATCAATGTTGCTTATATCCTCGGCCTGCTGGCCGAGGTATCGCGCGATGCCAACAGCCTGGATGCCACTCAGCGCGATGAAAGTGCGCGCAAACGCAAGCTGGTTATGGATATGCTTGGCTCAGAGGCCCAGCTGCGCAGCAAGCGTGAATTGATCGAACGGTTTATTGAACAGCATATGCCGAGGGCACAAGACAGCGGCGCCAGCGTCGAAGAGACCTTTCTGGCGTTCTGGAACGACGAGCGGGTCAAGGCGATGGAGGTCGTGTGCGCTGAAGAGGGCATTGCACCGGCGGCATTTCAGCGTTTGGTAGAAGACTACCAGTTCACGGGCAAACCTCCACTGCGCGAGGCTGTTATCGAGGTTCTGGAGCAAAAGCCAAAGATCCTGGAGCGCAAGAAAATAACCGAGCGGATCATCGACAAGCTGCTTTGGTTGGTCGCGACGTTTGATGATGGGTTAGGCGGGATTTGACGAAAAGGGCAGGGAGCAGACGTTCACTGCTATCGTAAATTCCCATTTCGGCCTTCGCGGGAACTGACCTTGACCGAGACGCTTACCATCGATTACACTCTCACAATCTCGTGCGCATTGATTACGGTTTTAGGTAAGCATCAATGTTCGCTCGCCTTATGAGGGCGTAAATGCCAAAGCCTATATGAAACACAAAAAAGCCGATGAAGGCCTTGGGCTAACACGCTTCATTCTAGTTTGGTCCAGCCTTAGCCCTGTGTTCATCCTGTGGGCTATCCGCGGCGTCGATGCGATCGAGGACAAGTATTGGATCCCGATCTGCGTGGCACTCTTCCTGTTGCCGACTTTGATACTGTGGTTGATATTGCGACAAGCGCGCAAGGCAGAAAACACCAAGACAATCCATATTTCGTCGGCAAAAGATCAGCGGGAGCACCTGCTGACGTACTTGTTTGCGATGCTAATTCCCCTGTTTGACGCAAACACTGACGGCATGCGCGATCTTACCGCTGTCTCCTTTGCGTTCATCTTCGTGATGTTCCTCTTCTGGCACATGCGACTGCATTACATGAACTTGTTCTTTGCGATGTGGGGGTACCGGATATTCACGGTCGAGGCGAGGATTGGGACCACCGATAAGGACCGCAAACTCGACCGCTTCGTCACATATGCGGTTATCTCTCGCAGGCACTTTATTCCAGACGATGATGCTCTCACTGGCTACCGCCTCGGTGGACTAGTCCTATTTGATAAGGCCGAAGATGATTGAGAACGAAATTGATATCGGGAGCATCGCATCCGTCAACTTCGGAATCGCGCTGCGCAGTAACGGCAACCTATATTTCGTCCCGACAGACGCGGGAATGAAAGGTGCCCTGAAAGAAATGATCGCTGGCACCGTCGCTACGCTCAATGCTGTGGAAGGCGATTGGCAGGCCTATGACATCTCGGAAGATTATGGCCAGCGACGGCGCGTCTACTGCAATCGCAACAATGAGTATATGGCCGTCTTCTCGACCCTCTTTGATGCCGGCGCACTCGATGATTTAACGAACCTGCCGGATCACGTGTATGATATCGAATACTACTTCGCCGAGATCACGGACAACCAAGATCGCAGGATGGTTGGCGTGAGAAAGGCGACACAGTTCAAGGGGACCGTGAAAGCGAAAAACCGACTGGTGCGCATGACGAATGACACGTTGTCGATCATCGAAGACACCGTGTTCAAGCTCGATAACGAGTTCGATGTGCTGATCACAGACGCAAATATCTATATCCTGAGCGATGCGAAGATGCAGCAGCTTGCGGATATTACTTCGCGTGTCGCGGCAACGGCCAAGGACAAGATTCAGGCTATCGAAGATACTATTACCTTCCTCGATCTCTCAAGGATCAAAGAGAAAATCGCGAAGCATCCCCGAGTCGCGCGATATGCGGCCTCAATCGCGCAAAACCACTTGATTGTGAACTTCCAGCGAGCAAAAATCGAAACTCTAGCTCTGCAGCACGGGATCGTTTTCAAGGAGCTTGATACCGGAAAACTCCAGTGCCGCGTCCAAGACGAGGCGAAGCTCATGGAGCTACTAGACGCACGGCGCTACCACTTGGACCTCGCCGATAACGGTGGCGATCCCTACAGAGCGACCGGCAGACAAAAGGTCTGATAACCCCCAGCAACTGACCGTCAACTGGCGAAAAAAGTCTATCTGACACGATCCCCCCTCCCAATGGTTCCTCCCCGGCCCTGACCGTATGCGGGGGGGCGCAGCGCGGCGTTTCGCTAGCGACAGGCAGTTTCACCGGGGAAGCCAGGCGGAATCCACCTGCCGGGGGATCTTGGAAAAAGCGACTCATTATCAAAGGCTTGCGGAATCACGATCTTGGCGCGCTGGATTCTTTGCGGAATCCAGGGAATCCAGTTTGCGGAAGCCACCTTGCCGGAGGCCAGCCAGCGGAAGCCACCTGCATTGAAGCTGTTGAATCCACTTCATTTTTTCATTTGACAAAGCTGCCCCTCTTGACCTACCCCTTGATCATCGAAGAATTGCGCCCGGAGGACACCCCTCGCGGGCGTTTTTCATTTCATCCACATCGCGGATCCTGATCCTGACGTTGGCATCGCCCAACGCGCATCGGCACGTCCGCCTGCCCAAGAGAGCCACCCCATGGACCTGGTCTTTGCGCCGAGCCAGATTGAAACCTGGCCGATAGACCGACTGCGCCCCTATGCGCGCAATGCCAAGATCCACGGAACGGACCAGGTGGCCAAGATCGCCGCCAGCATGGCCAAGTTCGGCTGGACCGTGCCGTGCCTTGTGGCCGACGACGGCGAGCTGATCGCCGGGCACGGCCGGGTGTTGGCCGCGATCATGCTAGGGCTGACCGAGGTGCCGGTGATCCGGCTCGGCCACCTCGACGAAGCCGAGCGCCGGGCCTACCGGATCGCCGACAATAAGCTGACCGAACTGGGCGAATGGGACGAGGCGATGCTGCGCAACGAGATCGCGGGGCTGCTGGCCGAGGATTTCGACCTGTCGCTGCTGGGCATCGCCGACGAGGATCTGGACGCCCTGCTGCGCGATCCGGATCAGGCAGAAGGCGGTGCAATCGAGGGTGAGGACGAAATCCCCGAACCGCCGGTTACGCCGGTGTCGGTGGCGGGCGACCTATGGCAGCTCGGATCACACCGGCTGATCTGCGGCGACAGCAGCTCCGCCGATGTGGTCGGGCGGCTTCTGGGCGATGTTCGCCCGCTCCTGATGGTGACCGATCCGCCCTATGGCGTGGAATACGACCCAAGCTGGCGCAACCAGGCGGGTGCGGCCAAGACCAAACGCACCGGCAAGGTGCTGAACGACGACCGGGCCGATTGGCGCGAGGTCTGGGCGCTGTTCCCCGGCGATGTTGCCTATGTTTGGCATGGTGCGCTGCACTCCTCGACCGTGGCCGAGAGCCTGGTTGCGGCGGGTTTCGCCGTCAGGTCGCAGATCATCTGGGCGAAAGACCGACTGGTTCTCAGCCGCGGCGATTATCACTGGCAGCACGAACCTTGCTGGTATGCCGTTAAGAAGACCGGCAAGGGCCACTGGGCGGGCGACCGCAAACAAACCACGCTGTGGCACATCTCTGGCAAAGACCAGGACGCGGCCACAGTGCATGGCACGCAAAAGCCGGTCGAATGCATGCGCCGCCCTATCCTGAACAACTCCAGCCCCGGTCAGGCGGTGTTTGAACCCTTCATGGGATCCGGCACCACGCTGATCGCTGCCGAAACCACCGGGCGGGTGTGCTTCGGGATCGAGTTGAACCCTGCCTATGTCGATGTGGCCATCGAGCGCTGGCAGCAGTTCACCGGCGCGAACGCCGTGCTGGCCGACACCGGCGAAACCTTCGCGGACCTGAAGGCCAAGAGGCAGGCGGCATGAATGCGCCCCTACTGCCGGGCCGGATTGAGCATTGGCAGCTCGCCCGGCTGAAACCCTACGCCCGCAACGCCAAAACCCACGATGCCGATCAGGTGGCCAAGATCGCCGCCAGCATGGCCGAGTTTGGCTGGACGGTTCCGGTGCTGGTCGCCGACGATGGCGAGTTGATCGCTGGCCACGGTCGCATCCTGGCGGCGGCCCATCTTGGGCTGACCGAGGCCCCAGTGATCATCCTTGGCCATCTGACCGAAGCGCAGCGCCGGGCTTACCGGATCGCCGACAACAAGCTGACGGAACTGGGCAGCTGGGATGATGCCCTATTGCTACGGGAATTGCAGGCGCTGCTGGCCGAAGATTTCGACCTTGGGCTGATCGGGATCCCCGAGGATGAACTGGACGCTTTGCTGGCCGATGCTGACGACCCGTCGATTTCTGACGATGCCGCCGATGCCATCCCGGCCCCGCCTGCTGAACCGATCACCAAGCCGGGCGACATCTGGGCGCTAGGCAAGCACCGCCTTTGCTGCGGCGATGCCACCGATCCTGCTGCCGTGACCAAACTTATGCAGGGCGAGCAAGCGACGCTGATGTTCACCTCGCCGCCCTATGCCCAACAGCGCGATTATGGCGCGGCCAAGGAAAAGGTCGGCGATTGGGATGCGCTGATGCAGGGCGTGTTCGCCGCAGCGCCGGTCACGTCCGAGGCGCAACTCCTGGTCAATCTCGGCCTCGTGCATCGCGACAGCGAATGGCAGCCCTATTGGGAAGGATGGGTCGAATGGATGCGCGCCTCTGGCTGGCGACGGTTTGGCTGGTATGTCTGGGATCAGGGGCCTGGCCTGCCGGGCGACTGGAACGGCCGCCTGGCCCCATCACACGAGTTCATTTTCCACTTCAACCGCGCGCCGCGCAAACCGCACAAGACCGTCCCGTCCAAACATGCGGGCGAGGTCCTTGGCGGCGGTGGGCTGCGCGGGGCCGACGGCACCGTCCACGCCAAGACCGGAACCGGCAACGCGATCCAGAGCCACCGCATCCCCGATTCTGTGTTCCGGATCATGCGCCACAAGGGCGGGCTGGGTGCGGCAGGATCGCATCCTGCAGTGTTTCCGGTGGCATTGGTCGAGGCGGTGCTGACAGCGTTCTCGGATCCCGGCAATCTGATCTATGAGCCGTTTTGCGGCTCCGGCACCCAGATCGTCGCTGCCGAACGCGCTGGGCGGCGATGTTTTGCGATGGAGTTGGATCCGGTCTATTGCGACGTCGCCGTGCGGCGGTGGGAGATGGCGACTGGCAAGACCGCGCAAAGATCCTCCGCTGACGCAGCCACGAAATAACGCCGCCGCCCGAGTTGGGCGGCGGACTTGTCGCGGTCGGAGGGGAAACGGGTCATGCCGCAGGCAATCGATACACCCTTCCCCGCGCGTCATCCTTTTCCGAGCTGACCTCGAGGCCCAGCTTCTTCTTAAGTGCCCCGGCCATCGCGCCGCGTACCGTGTGCGACTGCCAGCCAGTGGCTGTCATGATCTCCTCAATCGTAGCGCCATCGGGCGCGCGCAGCATGGAAATCAGAGTGGCTTGCTTGGTGCCTGTGCGCAGCTTCGGCTGAATGGCAGCAGGCAATGAGGGCGCAGGCATTTCAGCCGCATGTTTGCGGATGGCGACAACGGTCTTGACCACCACCGGTTCGATCCCGATGGCCAGCAAGCCAGCATCTGTCACCACCAGCGTGGTGCCATGGCCATCGCCAGTTTCGCGCCAAAGCGGTTCATTGCGCCGCAGGTTGGCGTCGACCTCCTGCAGCCAGCCGTGTTCGATCATCTTCGACACAGCCATCTTCGCCGCCGCACCTGCCAGCCCCTTGGGCAGCGGCAGGGCGATGTTTTCAGGGCGCTGGGCCCCGGCGCTAAGGATGATGGTCTGGGTTTCGGTCAGCTTGGTCATGGTGGGTTCCTCTATTGGTCGTGCATGGCAAGGAAGGCGGTGATGCGCGCCATCAGGTCGTTGTGGCCATCAGCATCCGTACCGATGATCACATCGCCATCGTCGTCGCGCTCCAGATCGGCGATCTCGCGCAGCAGGGCGATGGCCTCGTCGCAGGCGGCGACGCGTTCGGCCTCCCACGCGGCGGTAATGGCGTCCTGTTCGATCTGGTGGCGCTGGGCGGGATCAAGCGGCATGTTCGCCCTCCTTGAAGGCGGCGTCGGTGATCTGGCGCAGAAGGCTGGCGTAGTGATTGAGGGTGCCCACATCGCCCCAGTTGATCTCGCCCGGGTGGGTCTCGAAATGGTCGTCACTCAGGGCCTTCAGCCGCTCCAGCATCGCGTCGATCTGGAACTTGGTGGTCATGAAGGCGTCGAGGGCTTTGGAATTGTCGGTCGCGCGGCGGGTGGTCATGGCGGGATTCCTTTAGGTGAGTTGCATCGTATCCGTGTAATCACCATCGCTCTGGTGGGGCGGCTAGTGTAGGCAAATCCCAGCAATATCAGTGTTTTATGATTAAACTCAGGGCGCATTGGCCTTCGGTTCGACCGCCACCCACTGACATCCGATCCACATGTAGAGATGCGCAAACTCCCGCGTCGGGCGCGGCAGGATGCGGGGATCGCGCGGCGGGCTGAAGCAATCCAGCGCCTCGGGTGTGACCTGCCGGATTTCTCGGGCGGTGAGGATGTCTTCGGGCTTCCAGTGCGCCAGCGCGGGCAGCATGTGGGCGGGATAGCCGTCGAAATGGACATAGACATGCGCCCATTCGTCGGGGCTGATTTGAATGGCGATCTGCGCGCGGGTGCTCATGGTCGCACCTCAGATCAGCTGCAGATCGACAAGCACGGCGCTGGCAGCAGCCAGTTGCGCAGTCGGCAAGTCGATCTTGAGGTGCGAGAACAGGTCCGAGCAGTCGGCCTTGATCCCGCCCTCGCGCAGCGAGGCTTCGATCACCTCCGCCACCACGTTGGGGCGCGAGCGGTCGAGATGGTCGGGCAGCGTGGCGATGTCGATGCGGATGGTGGTGGTGGCCATGGTCATGTCCCTGCCCTCCCTCAGCGCTTCGTCGCGGCGGTGAGTCCTGCGGCGTACGCTGCTTCCAGCGCGGCGCGGATCGCCCAAACCGCCACATCGTGGAAATCCAAACGATCGCTGTTCTGGGTCTCCAGCGTCTCGATGCTGTGAAAATGCTTGGCTGCGATCTCCAGCAGCAGGGCGTCGCTGGGGGCTTTGGCGGGGGTGGTCTTGGTGGTCATGGCGTCGTCTCCAGGGGTGAGTTGCATCGTTTTCCTTGGACCCAGAATCGCTCTACGCGGGAGTGTAATCAACTGAATAATCAGATCATTTCCTTTTAACTTCAATATCTTGAGGTCAGTTCAATCACCATGGAAGGTATGTCCGAGCGGGAGTATTCCGCCCATTCAGGCCTGTCGCGCGGGGCCATCCAGAAGGCGCGCCGCGCCAGTCGGCTGGTGGTTTACAGCGACGGGTCGATCAACGCGGCCGCGTCCGATGTGCGCAGGGCCGACATGACCGATCCGGACCAGCAGCGGCGCAGCACCGGTGGCGACGGCGGGTTCTCGGGTCCAGCTGACAGCTCGTCCTACCTGAAGGCCCGCACCGCGCTGACGGTCTACCAAGCGCAGGATAAGCAGCTGGCCATCCAGAAGAAGAAGGGCACGCTGGTCGACCGCGCCCGGGCGGAAGCGCTGGTGTTCCGTTTGGCCCGACAGGAACGCGATACTTGGGTCACTTGGCCCAACAGAGTGGCAGCGCTGATGGCGGCCGAAGTGGCCTTGGGAGTGGAGAAACAAACCGGAACGCCGGTGATCATCGAGGCCGCGATCCTGCAGAGGGTGTTGGAAGCCCATGTCAGACAGCACCTCGACGCCCTCGCTGACCTCCGAGTTTCCCTCGGATAGCGATGACCTGACTGCAGACCTCGACCTTGGCTTTGACGGGGCCGAGGACATCCTGCGCTCCTGGCGCAAGGGCATGAGGCCCGATCCGGACCTGACGGTGTCGGAATGGGCGGATGAACATCGCTGGCTGTCGTCGCGCGGGGCGGCCGAACCGGGGCGCTATCGCACGGCCCGCGCGCCCTACCTGCGCGAGATCATGGATGCGCTATCGCCCCGCCACCCGGCGCAGCGGATTTCGTTTATGAAGGCAGCGCAGGTCGGCGCGACCGAGGCTGGCAACAACTGGATCGGCTTTGTCATTCATCACGCGCCGGGGCCGATGTTGGCGGTGCTGCCATCACTGGAACTGGCGAAGCGCACATCGCGCGGGCGGCTTGATCCGCTGATTGCGGAAAGTCCGGCGCTGCGCGAACGGGTGAACCCGGCCCGCTCGCGCGACGCGGGCAATTCGATGCTGTCGAAGGAGTTCCCCGGTGGCATCCTGGTACTGACAGGCGCCAACAGTGCCACCGGCCTGCGGTCGATGCCCGCGCGCTACATCTTTCTGGACGAGGTAGACGCCTATCCGGCTTCAGCCGACGAGGAAGGCGATCCGGTCACTTTGGCCGAGGCGCGCACCACCACCTTCTCGCACCGCCGCAAGGTGTTCATGGTCTCGACCCCGACGATCCGGGGATTGTCGCGCATTGAACGGGAGTTTGATGCCAGCGACCAGCGGCGGTACTTTGTGCCCTGCCCCCATTGCGACCATATGCAATGGCTGCAGTTTGAACGCCTGCGCTGGGACAAGGGGCGGCCTGAAACGGCGGCCTACCATTGCGAGGGCTGCGAGAAAGCCATCGCCGAGCATTACAAGACGCAGATGCTGGAGCGGGGCGAGTGGCGGACGACGGCTGTGTCGGCCGACCCGCATTCCATCGGCTTCCATATCTCGGCTCTCTATTCGCCGCTGGGCTGGAAAAGCTGGCAGCAGATCGCCCGCGAATGGCTGGCGGCGCAAGGCTCCGAGGAAATGCTGCGCGTCGCCCGCAACACCCTGCTGGGCGAGACGTGGGTGGAGTCGGGCGACGCCCCCGAATGGCAGCGACTGGCGGAACGCCGCGAAAGCTATGCGGGCGTGCAAATCCCCGTCGGCGGGTTGTTCCTGACCGCTGGCGTCGATGTGCAAAAGGACCGCATCGAGGTCGACGTCTGGGCCTGGGGCCGGGGCTTAGAGTCCTGGCTGGTTGATCACATCGTGATTGCTGGCGGCCCGGACGATCCGACCTGCTGGGACAAGCTGACCGCCCTGCTCGGTCGGACGTGGGCCTGCGCCAATGGCGCGGTGATGCTGATCGGCAAGTTGGCCATCGACACTGGTTATGAAGCCCCGGCGGTCTACGCATGGGCGCGCAAGCAAGGCTTCGACCAAGTCGCCCCGATCAAGGGTTTGGAAGGCTTCAATCGCGCCACGCCGGTGTCGGGGCCGACCTTCGTCGACGCCACCATCGGCGGCAAACGTCTGCGCCGGGGCGCGCGGCTCTGGTCGGTGGCCACCGCGACGTTCAAGACCGAAACCTACCGCTTCCTGCGGCTGGAACGCCCTTCGGACGAAGACCGGGCGCTGGGCGTACTCGACGCCCCCGGCACCGTGCACTTACCCGACTGGATCGACACTGAATGGCTGAAGCAGCTGGTGGCGGAACAGTTGGTCACCGTGCGCAACAAGCGCGGCTACGCCCACCCCGAATGGCAGAAGATGCGCGAGCGCAATGAAGCGCTCGACGCCCGCGTCTATGCCCGGGCTGCAGCCTGGATCATGGGCGCGGATCGCTGGGACGAGGCGACATGGCGGCGGCTGGAAGCGCAGGCCGGGGTGGAAACCCGACCGCCAGTCGCCCCGGCAGCTGTCGGACTGGATGCCTCAGAACGGACCACACCAACCCCGCTCAAGGCCGGGACACCAACAACGCCACGGCGCAAACGCCGGGCTTACACACCGAACTTCATGAGGGACTGAGATGGATCTGGAACGGATGCGCGCCCTACTGGCAGCACTTCAGGAGGCCCGTTACGCGGGCGTCCGCTCGGTCAGCTATGACGGCAAATCGATCAACTATGGGTCGGACGCGGAACTCGCGAATGCCATTAGCGATCTGGAAACCCGGATCGCCACCGCCACAACCGGCACCCCGCGTCGTCGCCGCTGGGGCACCGTGGCCTCGAAGGGTCTTTAATCCATGGCGTTCGAGGCCTTTCGCCAGCGGATCGGCAGCATCATCGGCGGGTTTGATGCCGCGCAGGCCCATCGCCGCCTGCGCGGGTTCCGTGCATCCCGCGCGCATGTGAACACGCTGATCGCGGCCTCGGGCGACACGATCACCGCCCGGGCGCGCTGGCTGGTGCGCAATAATGGCTATGCAGCGAACGCCGTGGAGAGCTTCGCCAGCAATGTCGTTGGCGATGGCATCAAACCCTCATCGACCATCGCAGATGCCGCCAAGAAGGAAGAGCTGCAGGCACTCTGGCTCGCGTGGACTGACGACGCTGACGCAGAAGGGCTGACGGATTTCTACGGGCTGCAACGGCGCGCGGCGCGCGAGGTCTTCCTGTCGGGCGAGGTGTTCATCCGCATACGGCCGCGCCGGGCCGAAGACGGTCTGACCGTGCCGCTGCAACTGCAGATGCTGCCCGCAGAAATGCTACCCCTCGACATGAACCGCACGCTGCCCGGTGCCGGGCTGATCCGGCAGGGGATCGAGTTCGACGGTATCGGCCGCCGCGTCGCATATCACTTTCTGCGTCGCCATCCCGGTGATCTGACCGATCCGGGGCTATCCGGCGAAACCGTCCGTGTACCTGCCGCCGACGTGATCCATGTCCTCGACCCGGTCGAGGCCGGGCAATTGCGCGGCGTGTCACGGTTTGCAGCCGCCATCGTGAAGCTCTTCACGCTGGACCTCTATGACGATGCGGAACTGGAGCGGAAGAAAATCGCGGCGATGTTCGCGATGTTCATCACCTCGCCCGCGCCGGAAACGCCGCTGGAACCGACCGAGGAGGATCTGGAGGTCGAACCCGGCCAGGTCGTTCGGCTCGATCCCGGTGAGGATGTTTCGACCCCGGCCACGCCGGACTCTGGCGGCACTTACGAGCCGTTCCAGTACCGCACGCTGCTGCAAATCGCGGCCGCGCTGGGCGTGCCCTATGGCTATCTGACGGGCGACACGGCCAAGGGCAACTTCTCGAACACGCGGATATCTCTGATCGAATTCCGCCGCCGCATCTCGGCCTGGCAGCACGGCGTGCTGGTCTATCAGATTTGTCGCGCGGTCTGGGTGCGCTGGATGGACACCGCCGTGCTGTCGGGGGCGTTGGACCTGCCCGGATATGACAGCCAGCGGCAACAATATCAGGCCTGCGCCTGGCTCCCGACCAAGTGGGACTGGATCGACCCGATGAAGGACGCCTCGGCCGAGATCCTGCAGATCGAAGCGGGTTTGAAATCGCGCACCCAAGCCTTGGCGGAGCGGGGATACGACGCCGAACAAGTCGACCGCGAAATCGCCGCCGAGCGGAAACGCGAATTGGCGCTGGGCCTCGACTTCCGGCGACCGGGGTCACCCGCGCAGGGGCCGGGTGAAGGCACGACGAAAGATACGGATCAGGACAGTGCCAAGGACGACGAGGCCGACGATGAAAAACCCGACCCCAAGGAGGGCGCATGATGCACCACGCCCAGATCGCCCAGCGCGCTTTCAACACACCGCTCATGGTCGACCCGGCCAAGGCGCTGGCCTTCCTGTCCGGGCTTGGGCCGCGGATCACTGGGCAGGAGATCACCTTCCAAGGGCTGGAATTCGACAGCGTCGATCTGCCCGTCCCAGCTGCGGAACACATCAACCCGCCTGCTCACGCCTCTCTGTTCAGCAATGATCTCGCCCAGCGCCATCAGCGAAACGGCTCCCAGCCTTATGCCGTGGTGGATGGCATCGCCGTGATCGAAATCACAGGCACCCTCGTCCACCGGGGCGCGTGGATCGGGCAATCGTCGGGCCTGACCTCCTACGAGGGGATCGCCGCCCAGTTGCAGGCAGCTGTCGCGGATCCCGGTGTGCGCGGCATTGCGCTGGACATCGACAGCTTCGGCGGCGAGGTCGCAGGCGCTTTCGATCTGGCAGATCGTATCCGCGCCGCTCGGGCGCAAAAGCCGGTCCACGCCTTTGTCGCCGAACATGCCCTTTCGGCTGGTTATGTCCTCGCATCCCAGACCGACCGCATCATTCTGCCCCGCACCGGTGCGGTCGGCAGCATCGGCGTTGTGGCGCTGCACACCGACATGAGTGGCGCGATGGATCAGAAGGGGATCGCCGTCACGCTGATCCACGCAGGGGCGCACAAGATCGATGCGAACCCGTATCAGTCGTTGCCCGAGGCGGTGCACGACCAGATGCAGCGCGAGTTGGAGGTAGTGCGCTTCCTCTTTGCAGAAACGGTCGCCGCCGGTCGCGGAGATCGGCTGACCCATGCTGCAGCTTTGGCCACCGAAGCCGCCGTGTTTCGCGGGGCCGATGCCATCGCTGCCGGTCTGGCCGATGATCTCGCCGATCCCGTCGCCGCCTTCCACGCCTTCGCCGCCGCACCCCGCGGCACAACCTCCCCCAGCAGAAAGGGTCCACAGATGACCACTACGCCTGAAACTTCCGCCAACGCGACGACACCCGTGGCAACAACTCAAGTCGCGGCTGCGCCAGAGCCGCCCACTGCTGCTGCCAATGCAACGCCCTCGACCATGACCGGCGACGCCGTGCGTGCCGAAGCCGCCGAGGTGGCGCAGGTCTGCGCGCAGGCCGCCCGGCTCGGTGTGACCATCGACGCGGCGGACGCCGTCACGCGCGGGCTGAAGCCAGAGGCCCTGCGCGCACGCGTGTTGGCTGATCTTGCCGCCCGCAGCGATGCCGCTGGCATCATCGCCACCGCCCCGGCCGCAGCTGCCGCCAAAGACAGCCCGATCATCGTTGCCGCCAAGAAGGCAGCGACCGACGCCAAGCGCTGAACCAGCGCCACTTCCCCACCCCAAACCATGGAGACTGACCAATGCCCGTCCTGACGGAACAGCCCAGCATGGGCGATGTCCTCAAATATGAGGTGAACCCGAACTACACCCGCGAAGTGATAACCCTGCTGCAAGGCCTGCCCTATCCGGTCGGCTCAGTGCTGGGGAAGATCACCGCCAGCGGCAAATACACCCTGTCACCTGCGACCGGGGCGGACGGTTCGCAGGTCGCCAGCGCCGTGCTGCTTTACGCCGTCGATGCCACACTGGCGGATGCGACAGGCATTGTCGTCGCCCGTGGCCCCACGATCGTGTCGCGCGCAGGACTCGCCTACGGCGCCACCGTCGATGACGGCGCGAAGATCACCACCAAGATCGCCCAGCTGGCCGCCGTCGGCATCATCGCCCGCGATGGCTTCTGACGTCCAATCCCCTCATTCCCCCGGAGCACCCCATGACCCTTGTCCGCAATCCCTTTGACGCTGGCGGCTATTCGCTGGCCGAAATGACGCAGGCCATCAACATCCTGCCCAACCTCTACACCCGCCTTGGCCAGATCGGCCTCTTCCGCTTTGAAGGCGTCACCCAACGGTCGGTGATCATCGAGCAATATGAAGGCGTGCTGAACCTGCTGCCCTCTGTGCCGCTGGGCGGTCCTGCAACCGTCGGCACGCGCGAGGGGCGTTCGATGCGCAGCTTCGCCCTGCCTTGGATCCCGCATGATGATGTCATCCTGCCGGGCGACATTCAGGGCCAACCCGCGCTGGGCGTGTTTGACGGCGCCGACCCGCTGGTCGAGGTGATGAACCGCAAGCTGCAGCTGATGCGCCGCAAGCATGCCCAGACCCGCGAATACATGGAGATGAACGCGCTGCGCGGGATCGTGAAGGACGGGGCCGGGACGACCCTCTACAACTACTTCACCGAATTTGGTCTCGCGCAGATCTCGGTCGACTTCGTCCTCGGCACGGCAGGCACCAACGTGCAGGGCAAGGTGCGCGAGGTCTTGCGGGCGATGGAGGACAACCTGCTGGGCGAAAGCATGACGGACGTACATGCCCTCGTCAGCCGCGAATTCTTCGACAAGCTGATCGCGCATCCTAAGACCGAAGAGGCGTACAAGTTCTACGCAGCCACCGGCGCGCAGCCCTTGCGCCAGGATGTGCGCCGCAACTTCCCCTTCGCGGGCATCGTGTTCGAGGAATATGCGGGCACCGTTACACTTTCCACCAAGGCCACCGAACGGCTGGTCCCGGCAAACGAAGGCATCGCGTTCCCGCTGGGCACAATGGACACCTTCACCACCTACGGTGGCCCGGCCAACCTGCTGGAAGCGGCCAATACCATGGGTCTGCCGCTCTACGCCCGCCAGCATCTCGACGAAAAGGGGCGCTGGATCGACCTGATGACGGAAGCCTCGATCCTACCGGTGAACAAGCGGCCACGCATCGCGATCCGCATCCACACCTCGAACTGACCGGCCATGACCGTCTTCGCCGCCGCCATGGACCGGATCTATGCCAACCCGTCCATGGCGGCGGCCGCTGTCTGGATTTCTGCCACCACATCCGAGGAACGCCCGATCCGCGTCATCCGCCGCGCCCCGGATCGCATCACCGAATTCGGGGCTGCGCGGTTTGTCAGCGACACCACGATGGTGGACGTGCGCGTGTCCGACCTCCCCGATCCGCGCTCGGGCGATCTGATCGTGATCGGCACGGACAGCTTCACCATTCAGGGCGAACCTGTCCGTGATCGCGAACGTCTGATCTGGTCGCTGGACCTGCGTCCATCATGAAACTGAAGATCACCTTCGACCCTGACCTCGTCGCGCTGATGCAGGCCGAAATCGCAGCTGGGGAAAGGGCGGTATCCGCCGCCATGCGCGAGGCGGGCGCTGGCCTGAAATCCGCCTGGCGCGGCCAGATCACCGGCGCGGGGCTGGGCACGAGGCTGGGCAACTCCATCCGCCTCGCTAGCTTCCCCAAGTCCGGCGACAGCCTGAACGCGGCGGCGCTGGTCTGGTCCAACGCCCCGGTGATCATCGGCGCGCATGACACGGGCCCACTGATCCGGTCAAAGGACGGGTTCTGGCTGGCGATCCCGACACCAGCCGCCGGGAAGAGCACCAAAGGCGGCAGGATCACCCCCGGCGAATGGGAACGCCGCACCGGGTTGCGCCTCCGGTTCATCTATCGTCGTCGCGGGCCGAGCCTGCTGGTCGCCGAAGGGCGGTTGAATTCGAAGGGCCGCGCCGTGGCTTCGAAGTCGAAGACCGGACGCGGGCTGGCGACCGTGCCGATCTTTCTGCTGGTGCCGCAGGTCAAATTGCGCAAGCGGCTGGATCTGGCGCGGGATGCAGAGCGAGCGGTGGACGGCGTGCCGGGGCGCATCGTGGCAGGGTGGCGCGACACGTAAATAGTCGCACGAGGTCCACAAAGGTAAACTGGTACCCAGCTGAGTTACCTCAAAAAAGTCATCCCAGCGCTGATTGACCGCCCTAGAATTCTCTCCTACGGTGTCATCACTGGCGTAGTAGCCGAGGCGGCGTGGGCAAAGTACCGAGCGTTTATGACGCTGATGGCGCGATAGCTTGAAAGGGCTATCGTGACGGTGGGTTGAAAGATCTATCGGAATCCCTGACTCTCAGCCCCGCCGCCGACCTACGTCAGGGGATTCATGCAGAACGCTATCAAGCAAGAGATCAAGCGCCTTTGCCGCAAGGCTTTCTCAAAACTGGAACGTGAGGCAAAATCAGAAGAGAAGTATAGGCAACAGTTCGAAAAGCGAACTGGCGTCGCTGCCGGGCTTCCTTCAGCAGCGCCAAGTCTACCAAAACCAAAACACTTCGATCCTGTCTATTGCTCGCGCCACGCGAACTTCTTGTCCAAGACAATTTGGCACAAGGTCCTTGAAAGTACGTATGAGCCAAACCCCGCAATAAACTATCAAATACCAAAACCTGATGGTAGCAAAAGGTCGATCATGGCCTTTTCCATACCAGACGCTGCACTTGCCAATGTCGTACTGCGGAGAACCAGGGATCGAAACACAAAGCGCTTGTCACCGTCTTCCTATGCGTACCATCCGGACAGAGATGTTTTTGACGCAATACTGGCGCTGAGAGAATATCAGAGCGACGGCAAACTATTCGCAGTGCAAATCGACTTCGAGAAATACTTTGACAACATTCCAGCCTGGTACCTTGAAAGCAAGATAAATGACGCGACACAAGTTAGCCTGACCCCTCATGAACGATACATTTTTAAAGCGTTCATCCATCACAAATTTGCGGATCATGATAAGAGCACAACAGGTCCGTTCAGCCGTCGCCACAAAGGAACACCACAAGGATCATCAGTATCGCTCCTTTTGGCAAATCTCGCGAACCACGACTTAGATGTGAAGCTTTCAGCAGCATCAGGTCGATTTGTCCGCTTTGCGGATGATGTTGTCGCTCTCTGTGGCGACTACTCGGCCGCACAAGAACTTGAGCGTTGTTTTGCTGCACATTGCAGGACGAGCGGACTCATATTGAACGCCAAGAAATCGCCCGGGATAGCGGTAATATCGCAACATCAACAAGAGCTAAGGACATATCCCCATTTCGATTATCTTGGGTATCGGCTGTCGCCCGGGGGTCTCTCCATCCCACAAAAAACCGTTGACCGGATAAAAGTTCGCGCATCCCGTCTAATAAATCTCTATTTGCTTCAGTATCTTTCAACTGGTTTCAAGAAATCCAGAGCTGGCGTTACACCACAAATATTTGATTGGGACCTCCTTGGTTTAATCTATGAACTTCGGAGATCACTCTACGGAGGCTTGGCCGAAGCAGATCTTCACAAATTTATCTATGATGGAAAGAGATTGCCCAGAATGAAGGGCATCATGGGCTTTTATTGTCTACTTGATGAATCCGAACGTCTAAAGGAAATCGACGGCTGGCTTCTAAGCATGGTTCGTCGAGCGATGGAAAAGCGGAATTCCATTTTGAAGGCAAAATATGGAGTGGAGTGCCCAACTCCATCCAATAAAGAACTCGCCACTGGTTCTTGGTTGGATCTTGCGGCATGGCGCGGAGACGACCAGCCAGAAACCAGGATGCCGAGCCTTGTGAGGGGCTGGCGTGCCGCTCGCAAACACTTCTTCACGTTTGGACTTGAGCAGGTACAGGCCCCTAAGTACGGGTTCTATAGCGATTTCGACGATCTGTTTGACTACTGAGAGCGAACATCGCCCGAGCGTTGAATTCATAAAACTCGGCGCACCTCTGGCTCGAGGTGAAACTCAGTTATTGTTAAGCATTCTACAACGATCAATCAGTCCCTGAACGTTCAAACCTGAGTTGGACAAATGCCCACCACCCGCGAAGCCGTTCTCGCCGCGCTGCACTCGCGGCTGCAGCCGCTTGCCGCCCTTGTTCTGCGCGATGAGGTGCTGCCCGAACGGATCCCAGAGGCGGGGTTGATCATCCTGCGCGATGGCCAGCCGGGCGAGCCGGAGGTAACGCTGTCGCCACTGCGCTATTATTATCAGCACCGGGCCGAGCTGGAGGTCGTGGTCCAGGCCCCGAGTGGCCGGGCCAGTGCCTTCGACAGCCTGATCGCTGCCGTCGGCGCGGCGCTGCATGCAGACCGCACCTTCGGCGGGTTATGCGACTGGGTCGAACCGGAAGCCCCGGCCTCGGTCGATCTGCCCATCGAGGGCGCAGCGGCCCTGAAGGCGGCGGTGATCACCGTCGTACTGCATTACACCACCAGCAGCCCGCTGGCCTGACACCCCCACATAAAGGAGACCCCCATGGCACGTGCGCAAGGCGCGCGGGCGCAAATGGCGCTTGCGTATGAGACGGTTTACGGCACCCCGCCGGTCAGTGGGTTCCGGCTGATGCCCTTCGCCCGGGCGACGCTCGGGTCGGAGCAACCGCTGCTGGAGTCCGAACTGCTGGGCTATGGCCGCGATCCCTTGGCCCCGATCAAGGATGCGGTGACCGCCGACGGCGAGGTGGTGATCCCGATTGACGTGGAGGCATTTGGGTTCTGGCTGAAGGCCGCCTTTGGCCAGCCGACTACCACCGGCACGACGCCCAAGACCCACACCTTCCAGTCGGGCAACTGGACCCTGCCCAGCATGGCGATTGAAACCGCGATGCCCGAGGTGCCGCGCTTTGCAATGTATTCCGGCTGTGTGCTGGATCAGCTGTCCTGGCAGATGCAGCGGTCGGGTCTGCTGACAGCGACAGCTCGGCTGGTGGCCCAAGGCGAAACCATCGCCGCCGCAACCGCCGCTGGCACGCCAACCGCGCTGGGCCTGCAGCGGTTTGGCCATTTCAACGGCACCGTAAAGCGCAATGGCACGGCGCTGGGCAATGTCGTCTCCGCTGAGATCACCTATTCCAACAACCTCGACCGGATCGAGACCATCCGCGGCGATGGCCGCATCGACGGCGCCGATCCGACCATGGCGGCGCTGACCGGCCGGATCGAAGTCAGATTCTCCGACAGCACGCTGGTGACCCAAGCCATCGACGGCAGCCCGTGTGAGTTGGAGTTCGTCTACAGCCTCGGCGCGAACGCCAGTTTCACCTTCACCGCCCACGCCGTCTATCTGCCGATCCCGCGCATCGAGATCGCCGGGCCGCAGGGCGTGCAGGCGAGCTTCGACTGGCAGGCCGCCAAGGCCGCCAGCCCGGCCCGCATGTGCACCGCCGTCCTCATCAACACCTTTGCAGGATATTGATCATGATCCGACTGAACCTGACCGCTACGCCGGAATGGCTGGACTTGGCACCCGACCTGCGCCTGTTGGTCGGCCCGCTGACCACCGCACTCATGGTCTCGGCCCGCGCCGATCTGGCTGTGGAAACGCTCCACGAAGGTGCGACCCAAGAGGAAATGGCGCTTGCCATGGCCAAGTCCGTGGCCCGGCGCGCTGTGCTGGATTGGGAGGGTGTCGGCGATGACGCGGGCAATATCATCCCCGTTTCACCCGAGGGCATCGACGCCCTCCTGGAAATCTGGCCGGTTTTCGAGGCTTTCCAGACGCAGTATGTCGCCCGCGGCTTGCTGCTGGACGCAGAAAAAAACGTCTCCGCGCTCTTGCCGAGTGGTCCTTCGGCGGGGGCGACCGGTATTGCGCCGCCTGTGAAACGCGCTGCCCGGACTGCCCCGCAAGAGTGAACCGGCCCCAGACGCAGGACGGCTGGCAGGTCTGGGATCTCGTCGGCCGCCTTGGTGGGCAGTTGCGCGTCATCCTCGGCGCGGTGCTTGGATGGGACATGGGTGCTGCCCTCGCGATGGCGAACGCCCTCGGGATCGACGCCCTGATCGCCGCCGAACTGCTGCCCGAGATCGAGGCGGTCATGGTGCGCAAGCTGAACGAACAGATGGAAGGAGGCCGCGATGGCTGAAAAACGGGTCAGTGTGCGCCTCGTCGCCGAGGGCGGCCGTCAGGTGCGCGCCGAGTTGGAGGGCGTCGGCACGGCTGGCGCAAAGGGCCTCGGCCGTCTGTCGCGCGAAATGGAACTGGCCAACACCCGGCTTGCCGGTTTTGCACGCCGGGCTGGCATCGCCATGTCTGCGGCCGCCGCTTCTGCCACCGCTTCGCTCGGCCTGATCGTCCGGTCCACCGCCGAGAGCGCCGCGCAAATTCGGCAGTTCGCACAGGTCGCCAATGCCACGCCCGAAGCCCTGCAACGTTGGTCGGCGGGAGCTCGGACAGTTGGCATCGAGCAGGAAAAGCTCGCTGACATCCTGAAGGATGTGAACGACCGGGTCGGGGATTTCCTGCAGACTGGCGGCGGGCCGATGGCGGATTTCTTTGAACGCGTGGCCCCGCGTGTTGGGGTCACCGCTGATCAGTTCGCCCGCCTCTCCGGGCCCGAAGCGCTGCAGCTCTACGTCGACACGCTGGAACGCGCCGGGCTCAGCCAGCAGGAGATGACCTTCCATCTCGAAGCCATGGCCTCGGACGCCACCCGGCTCCTGCCGCTCCTGCGCAATGGTGGGGCCGAGATGGCGCGGCTGGGCGACCAGGCCTCCGACCTCGGCGCGGTGCTGGACACGGGTGCCATCGAGGCACTGCGGCGCACCCAAGTCGCCCTTGGCACCATGTCGCTGGTGTTCGAGGGCCTGCGCAACCGTATCGCCGTCGCCGTGGCCCCATCGGTCGAGGCGCTGGCCAACTCCTTCGTCGCCCTTGCATCCGATGGCGGAATTCTTCGGACGGCCATCGACGCGCTGATCGGCAATCTCGGGCGGCTGGCCTCCTATGCAGCGACCTTCGCCGCCGTAATGGCGGGGCGCTGGGTGGCGGGACTGGCAGCGGCAGCACTGTCAGTGCGCGGCCTCGCCACGGCGCTGGTCATCATGCGCGGGGCGCTGATCCGCACCGGAATCGGCGCGCTGATCGTTGGCGCGGGGGAACTGGTTTATCAGTTCTCGCAACTTGTCGCCCGTGTCGGCGGCGTGGGCGAAGCCTTCCGCCTGCTGGGCGATCTGGCGAAAGAGGTCTGGTCGCGCATCGGCCTGTCGCTCGACGCCGCCTTCGCCAACATGGCCGCTGGCTGGGAGGGCCTGAAGGCGGCCGGGCTATCAGCACTGGAAGGCACGATCGGGGGCGTGGTCAGCTTCGGCGACCGGACGGCGGCGATCTTCCAGGGGGCTTATGATGCGGCCGTGGCCATTTGGGGCAGTCTGCCCGGTGCCATCGGAGACTTCGCCTTCCAGGCCGCAAACGGGTTGATCTCGGGTGTCGAAGCGATGCTGAACGGCGTCGTCACCCGGATCAACAATTTCATCAACGGCCTGAACGCGGCGTTGGCGCTGCTGCCGGAATGGGCCACTGGCGAAGGCGGGGTGCGGATCGGCACGCTGGATCCAGTAGAACTCAGCCGGATCGGAAACCCATTTGAGGGTGCCGCAACAGCTGCTGGCGCTGCCGCAGCCGATGCCTTCTCGGCCGCTCTGTCCCAGACGTATCTTGAACCGCCCGACCTCGGGCTGGGCGCATTGGCAGACGATGCCCGCGCCCGGGCCGACGGCTACCGCGAGGCTGCGGGCATGCTGGCCGATGCTGCCGGTCGTCCGCTGGCCAGCTGGCAGGCGTTGAAGGATGCCATGACTGGCACCGGAGATGAGGCCGAAGCGGCGCTGGCGGATGCTGCCGGGTCAGCCGATGCCCTCGCGGCAGAACTGAACAACACCGAGACCGCAGCCGATGGCGCTGGCGGTGCGGCGCGCGACGCCGGAGCGGCGGCGGCAACGGGCGCGGAAACGGCACTCACCGGCTGGCAAGCCGTCACGGCAGCGCTCGCCGACTATGCCGCCAAGGCGCGCGACATCGGGGGTGATATCGGCAGCACGCTGGTCAGCGCCTTCACCTCGGCCGAAAACGCAGTGGCCGACTTCGTGAAAACCGGCAAGCTCGACTTCCGCGATCTCGTCACCTCGATGATCGCCGATCTGGCACGACTGGCGGCGCGGCGGTTCATTCTGGGCCCCATCGCCAATGCACTTTCTGGCGCGCTGAGCGGTGCCGGTGGCATCTTCGCCAACATCCTGCACGCCGGTGGCATGGTTGGCTCCCCGGGCCCGGGCCGCATGGTTCCTGCTTTGGCCTTTGCCAATGCCCCACGGATGCATTCGGGTGGCTGGGCAGGGATCAAGCCCGACGAGGTTCCGGCGATCCTGCAACGAGGGGAGCGGGTTCTGTCACGCCGCGAGGCCGCCGGATACGGCCAAGGTCAGTCCAGTGCCCCCGCTGTCAACGTCACCATCATGGCTCGCGACGCAGAGAGCTTCCGCCAATCCCGGACGCAGGTGGCGAGCGACATTGCCCGCGCGGTGTCCCTCGGCCGGAGGGGCATGTGATGGCGTTTCACGAGGTGCGCTTCCCCGACAATATCAGCCGCGGGGCGCGCGGCGGCCCGGAACGGCGCACGCAGATCGTGGAGCTGGCTTCGGGCGACGAGGAGCGCAACGCGAGTTGGGCCAACTCGCGCCGCCGCTATGATGTGGCCTATGGCATTCGCCGCGCCGATGATCTGGTCGCCGTCGTCGCGTTTTTCGAGGCCCGCAATGGCCGCTTGCACGGGTTTCGCTACAAAGATTGGGCCGACTACAAGTCTGCCCTGCCCTCGCAGGCGATCACAGCGACCGACCAGCAAATCGGTACTGGGACCGGAAGCCTGCAGAGTTTTCAGCTCGCAAAGCGCTACACTTCCGGCGCGCAGACATGGGTCAGGACCATCACCAAGCCTGTCGCTGGCACCGTCCGCGTCGCGCTGGGCATGGTCGAGCAGCTATCAGGCTGGGCGCTGGACACGACGACCGGCGTTGTCACCTTCACCACCGCCCCGGAGAGCGGCGTGATCGTCCGCGCCGGTTTTGAATTCGATGTGCCGGTGCGCTTCGACAGCGACACGCTGGATGTGACCCTCGACTTTGAACGGCTCGGCTCGATCACCGCCATCCCGCTCCTGGAGATCCGCAGATGAAGAACCTCTCCCCAGCGCTGCAGGCCCATCTCGATGATGGCACCACCACCCTGTCCTGGTGCTGGCGGATCAGCCGCGCCGACGGCGTGGCGCTGGGATTTACCGATCATGATCGCACCCTCAGTTTCGATGGCACTGTGTTTGAGCCGGAGAGCGGGTTCGCCGCCTCGGAAATCCGCGCGGGTTCCGATCTGGCCGTTGATGCGCAAGATGCCACCGGCGTGCTGACCTCGGATCGCATCACGGAAACCGACATCCTCGACGGGCGCTGGGACAATGCGGCAGTCGAGCTGTGGCGGGTAAATTGGGCAGACACCAGCCAGCGCGTTCTGCAGCGCCGGGGCGCGGTCGGGCAAATCCGCCGTGGCCGCATGGCCTTTGTCGCCGAGGTGCGGTCGCTCGCGCATGTGCTGGGCCAGACTGTGGGGCGCACGTTTCAGGCGGGATGCGACGCGGCCTTAGGCGATGCGCGCTGCGGGATCGATCTGGAAAACCCGATCTACAAGGGTACGGGCGCCGTCACCGACCTCTTGCGCGACCGGGCGTTCATGGCGTCCGGGCTGGCTGGTTTTGATGCGGGCTGGTTCACCTCCGGCACCGTGACCTGGACCAGTGGTGCAAATGCGGGGCGCGTCACCGAGGTGCTGGCGCATGGCTTGGCCGATGCCATCGCCACAATGACCTTGCTAGAAGCG